TAATTTAAAGATGTTGGGCATTGATATTTAAATTGAGGATGCGGAAAGATCAAATATATAGAACCAATAAAACGTTTATTGAACCAACACGTTCGAGTTATTGTATTGATTTGTTGTATACAATTTTAGGAATAGAGGTATGGAAACAAGTTAGGGATTACCCAAATAATGATGTAAGTAACATGGGTAATGTTCGTCATTTTAGGAAGGGTATACAAAACAAACATTCGCGACCGGGTGGTTATGTCGCCGCTTCGGTTCTACCCGGTGATAATATAAAGTATAATAAAAGTGGGTCTCCCCGAACGGATGTTACACAAATTCACAGACTTGTAGGTAAAACCTTTATTCCTAAAACAGAATATACATATGATATGACAATAGATCATATAAATCAGAAACGTGATGATAACCGTCTTAAAAACATAAGATTTTCTACAAAGAAAGAACAACGCGCAAATCAAACTTATCCAATAAATAATTCAAATGGTAAGGGTATATGGAAATGTGATCTCGATGGTAAAAAATTGGAGCGTTTCGAAAGTAATAAATCTGCAGGAATGTCACTAATGAATAAAGATTTAAGTCTTACTCTAAACAAAGAAGGAAAATTTAATATTAATTCTATATGTGCACGTATATCTCACGCCGCTCTAACACTTGGTATAAAATTTGGATATAAATGGGTATATGATGAAAATCAGAATAAGGAAATTCACGGTGAAGTTTGGGCTACCGTTCCTCCTAAAATTCTTTACAATCCAGTAAATGAATATGAAGTATCAACTTTAGGACGTGTTAGACAGAAGAAAAATAAAAAAATAATCAAAGGTTCTACGTGTGGAGGTTATCGTGTTTATACATTTAGACAAAAAGGTCATCGTAGCATATATCCAGCAAAAACTGTAAAAGGACACAGAATAGTAGCACTAACCTTCTTAGAAAATACGGAAAATAAACCAGTTGTAGACCATATAAATGAAAATAAACAAGATAATCATTTAGAAAATCTAAGATGGTTAACACATAAGGAAAATAAAGAAGCACATGAAAAGATTACAAATAGAGTATGGACACGTGAACAAGAAGAAGCACTCCGTGAAAGTGTTAAACATACATCTAAAACTCCGGGTGGTCTTATAATTTGGAAATTATATAAGAAGCCAGACATTCTAAAAGACAGAAAACAAAGTCATATTCAGGGTCGACTTAGACATTTTGCCCAGATGAAGAATCGTGACATTAATATTTCCGATAGTGATGAGTATATTCATAGAAGTGTAATTACAAATCAAATTCCTTTTTAGTTCCACCATCGTACGCGTTCACAAACACTGAATCTATCGTTTTTAAACACTTAAGTTGTAACATATCGTTATTAAAATTAAATATTAAAAATGGTCAAAACTCGAAACCAATTACGTAAATCTAAATACAAGCGAACAGCTAAACTCGGTCGCGACGTATATACACCTGATAAGGGTGGGTACACAGTTATTAGAAATACACCTGGAACCGGTAATGTTAAACACCCATTATATATAACCGGTGATAAGAAAAGACAACTTAAAAAGAAGTTGGCAAAAAAACAAAAGTGTTCACGATACGAATGTAATCGATGGTTTGAAGTTGCTGCACACGTAACATGTGAAAACGATAAACGTCATTATATTGTACCGTTATGTAGAAGATGCAATAATCCAAAACGGTATAAACCGTTTTGGACGTCGCCATATATAGAGATGGTCCGTATTGAGAAAGTATATACTCAACGGGTATCAAAACCCATTTTAAATAATGATATTTTAATTTAACCAAGTGTATGATGACACGCATACTTGGTCGGATATGGAGTGTATATTATTTTACATGTGTTCAATCTGTTTATATAAATCCTTTTTAAACATTTCAAGTAATTCTTCATCTTTACTTCTTGTTTTTGTGGGACACATATTCCCTTCGAATACATACGCGTCATCACATGTTAATATCATATCCCAAGACATGATAGGAATAATATCGAATTCTTCTTCGTGAAGTTTGCGAAGTTTTGTTGTTAAATTACGTATGTATCGATTTTCTTTTCTAGATAATTCCTTACAATTTTCCAAGTCGCAAAATACTCGAACTGTTTTGTGATGAGCTTGAGTTCTAAAGTCATTGGTCGTTTGTGTATCGAACCAAATGTAGTAATTTCTAGCTTTTTTATTTTCACAATATGTAAAAACACGTACACCACGGGCTGCCTTAGAATGACAGTCTTCTAGATATTCTTGAAGAATTACTTTATATTTATAATGAGTGTTTTTATATTCCTCTAATGAAACCTTTTCTATACCCGCTCCTTCACCTCCATATTCGGGTTTCTTAATAAAAATTGATTTTTGAACATCAACTTCATTGATACGTTTGTCATTATAATAATACACTTTTGGTGTCGATATACCGTATTTTGTAAATGTTTCATACCAATAATATTTACTCTGTACATTTTTACTTACTTTGTAATTATTAATGCGATCACGTTCTAATATGAATGGAAATTCATACAATTCACCTGTAAATCCATAATGTTCTTTCCATTTACGATCGAACAATGCGACGAAGGGATAGAATATGATAAATCCTAAAGAACCAAGTTTATATTTAAGATGAATACCTGGTACAAACAGTTGGAAATTTAACTTAGAAAGCCATAGAAGATATTCGAAATTTTTGATAGAGTATATAAAAAATAACTTATCCTGTTTGGGTAATATAGAAAATGCCAGTATGTATAGACCGATGAAGGTCAATAATATTGTTGTAATTTTCATCTATAGTTATACAAGATTTTAATAATTAATTTAACCAAGTGTATGATGACACTCCCAACACAGTGTTGCGACGGGGTATTGTTTATGTAATTCTATAAATTTTCTAAGAATCATATGTGTTTTATACCCTTCTTCCGTTCGTGATTCTGACACAGCAATTTTTAAAATTTCGGGTCGAGATTTGATCGTGTGTGCATGTGTTAAAATACACTTTTTACCTCCACTTTGTAATTCATTTTTCTTTGAACCACATCCCAAACACGAGGGTGCAGTTCTAAAAAAGTTTTTTACTAAATTGGCGGCATTCGCTTTCGAATAGTGTATTATATTTTCTTCCGGTGTATCCTTTGGAATTGTAATACTATATTTTTCACTCATATTTTGAATTCTTGTTTTTTGTAATTTACAATCTATAAAGTTAATCGAATCTTTTTTCAATTTTCGAAACATACCTGAATTCGTATCGTGTAGATTTTTAATGTTATCATTTATGTACATATCCGATACAAGTTCACATAAATCATCCATTATTTCATCGTTATTTTCTTTATTAATTTTCAAACATTTCGTTTTTTCATCGCGTTCAAATTTATCACCCGTGCTTAGAAATCTATACACCTCAATCATGGACCGGAATCGTTTACCTTCCGGTGAAAAGTAATAGTTATCGGTCATACCCATAGATTTACCAGATTTTCGCGTTTCTATTTTGACATACCATTCATCGTTTATTTCCCACCCCTTACCTTTTAGATATTTCTTAAGACTATTGAGAGCCGACATATCATACTACTCTATAAATCACGTATCTTTTTAAGTTCATCACACATCTTCAAATAATCACCTTCAGGTAAATTTTCTGAGTTTTTATCAATAAGTTCCATTACGGTTCTTGAAACACTTCGTAATGTTATATCTCTATCGTATGTAGGTTCCGGTGTCAAAGGGGGTCGACATAACCAATCCGTTCCCGTAATTTCCCCGTCGTAATTGTATATTTCGCGAATGTGTGTTAAGAAATCCCGTAATCGTGTATAATAAGTGGTGGGTGAGCAGACAGAGTCGTGTCTAAAAATATAATCTTTAATGACGAGTACATTTTGGGTATCACTCCATAATCCCTTATTATAATTAAACATGGATATTGGTCTGATAGTACCATCCTCGGGTGTAGGTAACGTATCGTTACGGTTAAGGTACGATGCGTTATAATTGAACGAAAATATAGGGGACGCGTATGCTTCTATACTTTGTACCGGTCCTCTACCACGTTCATTTTCATATATTACCTTAATGAGTATCTGTTGAATACCTTCACACGGGTTAGGTATAGTTGACCGTATACTACTATTGACGAAAGGTGTTGACGGCATTTATATATACTTACATTTATTCCTTATCTGGTTTTATAAGAATTTCGGGTGCATCATCAACTATATCTATAACATACCTACTTTCATTATCTGTGGGAGATACTGTTACGATTCTACACTTATCGGTACTGATCATAGTTTGGTCAGAAACTTTAGTTACTGGTATTGTAATAGGTCGACACAAGAGCATCCACATTTATATAAGTAAATATTTAAAATCTTTGTCACTTTTAGTGATTACCAAGAAAAAAAAACTTTTAATATATACAAAGTATCTCCTTGAGAAGGGTGTTCGATTTCAAATATAATTTTTCTTTTTACTAATCACTTTTATTGACAAAGATTTTTATATTATACTCTATGTTTCCTATTTAAAAGTAATAGTATAATAATATAAAAAAAATGGGTGAAGACGTAAAAAAGTATATACAGGAAGGTATACACTTTTCAAACGAATTCATGGATATGATTGAAGATATTTCTAGAAAATATCAAGAACATATTTCCGTATCAATGGAAATTGGGCATTTCGATAAAATGGGTAAAGTTATGATGAAATTATCTGAAGCTCTTATACGATATAATAAACAATATACAGAACTTATAAGAGATTTTAAAGGTAAAAAAGAAACCGGGGATGAAAAAAATGGGTTAGAAACAATTTTAGAATAAAATGTTACTATAATACAAATATGTATAATTTTAGACTATACACACCTGCATTTTTTATAATATTGTCAAATTTATTAATCACAAAACAATGTGGATCTTTAGTTAGTTCAGGAACAAACGTACCCTTTAGACCACCCGGGTGGGTTTTTGGTGTCGTATGGCCTATACTTTATTTTACAACGGGGTTCGCGTGGTCTTCTAGTAAAAAGGATTATTTATTTTCAATGATAACAGCTTTGTGTTGTTTATGGTTATATATTTATTCATGTAAAAAAAATAAAAAATCTGCATCTTTTATACTTTTATCCACCGCATTATTGTCGTGGCACTTAGTAAGAATTTTACCTAAAAAATCGAGAAATGCCATGATTCCATTAGCTTTATGGACAAGCTTTGCAACTTACCTCAATATGTACGAAGCATTTACTTAAAAATATAAGTAATACTTAAATAAATGATACAACAATATGCACAACACGTATATAAAATACTTGGCCCCGGTTATAGTGAGCGTGTGTATCACAATGCAATGGAAGTTGTCTTACGGAAAAATGGGATACATTACGAAACGGAGAGAATAGTTCCTATTGTGTTTGAAGGACACACAATAGGGAATCTTCGCGCCGATTTAATTTTAAATAATAAAACCGTAGTCGAACTCAAATCGGTTAAAACTATGAATGACGTCATGGTCACACAAGCCCAGAACTATCTACGCTTGACGGGGTTCACGGAAGGGTACCTTATTAATTTTCCTACATCACTTAACACCGATTTAGAGGTTAGGTATGTAACTCTGGATCTTCTATCTGATTCATCATGTACATAACTGGGATCATTTGGTAAATCTTTTTCCACTCACCTTTGGATTCTTCGTAATACTTTTTAGGGTCTTTAAGACCCTCTTTTATAATTTCGTTTATCTTTTCTGTGTAGAACTTGATTTCTTCTAAACAGAAATTGTAATATGGATCGTTGTTCATTACCTATATTAAATCTTTATTTTTTAACCTTGTTTCTAGTATTTTTAAAGAGTTCTGGTGTGTTTCTCTTTTTTACTGCAAAGTTTTTGAGCATGTTACTCAAACTGTTATATACAACACCTTGACGCAATGGGTTCTTTTTCGCATTCGATTTTGTTTTAGATTTTGGTTTTGGGGAGTTTGGGAATTTATTATTCGTTTCCTTTTGTAACTTTTTAGAATTGTTATTACGCACTGGGAAGGCCATTTTAGTATATATTTAGATTTTAAATCGTTGGTATATATTCCCAATGAAGGACCTCACATATCTTTTTCCATATAACGTCCTGTTGGTATAACTTTTCCTTCGATTTCAAAAGTGGAAAATATTTCAAGTACTTATCTTCACTCAAAAGTTCGCAAAACTTATAGAGTACATACGAATAACTCAAAAAGTTTTTTCTTTCTGGTGGACAGTTATCATCAAACGGTTTTTGAATATCCTTGAACATTATACGCAGACGTTCTTCGAGCTCTTGAGGCATGGAAGGTGGTTTTACTCCACTTATGATATTGGTTATATAAGGGACGTGTTCATAGAACTTATTTAGTTTCAATTTTTTCAAGAGTGTACGAACGCGTGCGTGTGTAATCTCATCTAAAACTTT